TGTCAATCATCATTCACCCTTTCTGATTGCTTCGGCGCAAGAATGAGCAACCTGCCTCTCGTCATCTAACAAATACCTGCTATTTGCCATTTCTTCGCACACCTTCGCGCACCGTTCACACTCGGCGGCTATTGCTTTGTCGAGCTGTCTCCTTGCCTCAACAAGTTCGCGTTCAAGGTAACGTGAAAAATCAGCATCAACAACGTAGTGCGGTTCCATTATTGATCCCATGTTGTGCTGGGCTACATCCGTTCTGGGTGTGTCGCTCATCGCATCACCAACACTGTAGCGATGATGACCAGCACGACAACAACCAAGCCGATCCGACCGCAGTCTGCAAAGCCTTCTGAATACCCTTCGTCGTAATCACCCATAAATCCTCCGATCTTTGATTGCAATAAATGACACGCTTTTACGCTCAAGGCACGATTTGCACTTCCAGATCCTGCGTGTGCCTTTTGTGATCTTGACCAGTTTGTAGCCTGCCTCGCGGCGGCAGGATTGGCAGACTGGGGCGATCATTTTTTAGCCTTTTTGGTTTTGCGTTTATACGCTTTCATCCGATCCTTGAGACCGTCTGCCGACGTGTGCGACGCGGCACTGTGGTATTTGAATTTCTTGTCCGTTAATTTCAATGCCAGTTTTTCAGTCATAATTTCCTCTTGTTCCAGCGTTGGATAGCGACTTCTAGCGACTGGTCTAGATCGGCGTGGGGGCCGATGACCTGACATTCTTCGCACGTAATCGAGATCACATTGGGTTTAACCTCGTCGACCACCACGTCATCATTCCCGCAGAACGGACATGGCAGGATGACGATCTGGCGTTTCTGACGCTGCTCTCGGGCTGTTTCCCAGCGATCGAGATCCTGGCTAAATTCGCGCTCAAGCTCATCAAAGGCGTTTGTACTCATTTTTTTACCCCTTTTGCTTTTTTAGGTTTCTCTTTTTCCTCTTTTTCCCACGGCAGATCGTCGACCAGATCGGCGAAATGGTCAACCGGCTGTGACTGCGTAATGTCGCAGTCAAATTCCGTCTTGATGCTGGTCAAAGCAAAATCGCCCAGCAGTGACTTGTCGGCCAGGTTGGTTATGTCCTGGCTAGTGTAGGTCGGTTGCTGGAACTCGGTGCCGGTGATCTTGTTGCGGTAAGTCAAAAGATTATTGGTCGCATCCATCAGCTCGACAAACCGGCCGAGCAACGTCGGTATGTGGCGGTGCTCTCCGCATCCGGCACGCTGGGCGGCTACGTCCATATCAGGTTTACCCTGTGCACACGACCAGCGGCCGTCTCCGTCAGTCTCAGGGGTCGAATGGGCGCAGGTTCGGCAACTGACAGCCGGCGCCTCGGTGCCGTAGCACTGGTCTTTAAACCGGCAGAACTTGCAGGTAAAGTTTGTCGCATCGTCGGCCAGCGTCACCGCGGGTTCCGGCGCCGTGATGATGCGCTCGGCGCGTAAGTAGGCCATCTCAAACGCATCTCTGTCAAATTCGATGCGCTCGGCGTGGATGTCGTCAGTATTCTTGTCGACCATGATATACATGGCGCGAGTGAGGCCAGCCCAGCCCATGTATACTTGCATCTGTTGCCAGTGCTGCGGCTTGGACTTCTTTACCCCATTTTTCACCATCGCGGCAAACGACTTTGCGTTTGCGGTCTTTATTTCCAACAAAAATGGTTCTTCTGGATTTTCTGTTAATCCTGAAACAACTCCGTCAAGACTTCCAGAAAAATGACCACCAACAGCGGAATACTTAAACTGGCTACCATCTTCGTTTTTATCCCATACTATCAAACCAATATCACGTAAATTTTTAATAATTCTTGGTTCTTGATGGTTTCCAGATTCAAATAATCTTAACATCCGACCATCAAAATTTGCCGGTTTAGCCCATCTAAACGACAACCACAATGCCCTATCACATTCCAAGCCAATTTCAGATGCACCTAAATGCGATCTGCCATTTTGATCTGTAACTTTTTCATAATGTTTATATATTAATTCTGATATATTCATACGTGCCTCCATGTTTTCCCTCTTATTATGTTATTAACTACATGAAAACTTATTTGAAGATGGTCTGATATATTTTTATTTGTTAAACCATTATTTTTTAACTCTCTAATTTTCAATACTTGATTTTCATTTATTTGCGCTCTTGGATGTAATGCACCTATATATTTTCCTTCTTTTTTTTCTTTCATTAATTTTTTAGTTATTAAATTATGAGTTTTTCCATACATAGGATTTTTAATCCCATTCATATCATAAACAACCTGCCTGCCTTTTTTAATCATGTCATGTATATTATCTTTTTGCGATCCAATAAATAAATGATTTGGATTTACGCAAGCTCTAACATCGCATTTATGACATACGCACATCTCATCCGGTATTTTCCCTTTGTTTATTAACCAAGATGCCCGATGTGCACCAACGTGCTTTCCATTTAAATAAAAATTTCCATAACCGTTTACATTGCCAAATGCACCCATCCAAATCCAGCACCCACTGAAAGGAACCGGAATTGTTTTCTCTATGAACCTTTCAGCAGGTGTTTTCATGATTACTTCTTCGCCCAGGGTGTCGCGGCCGCGACCTTGCCGGTCGCAAAGCCTGCGGGTGCTGCCGGTTTAGCTTTTGGCGCCGGTGCGCCTGTGGCCGTCGAATAACCTTTAATCCGGTTAGTCATCTGGCCTGACACGGGATTATTTTCTTGCACCACATCCACCGTCAGCGGGATATTGTGCAATTCCTCGCTGTCGCCTGGCTCAAGCACGCCGACACAGTGACAGATGGCGCTCAACTCGCGTTCGGCAATGCTCACCGCGGTTGCGTTCGGGTTGACCAGGTTGAGGCGAGTCCAGAGTTTCCGGCCGGAATGCTTGGTGTCGCCGATCACCTCCATTGTCAGCATCAAATAGGCGCCGGTGCCTGCTTTTGTTTCCTTCATCTCTGAATCCGTGATGATCACCTCGTAACGGCCAGCGGGCAAGGCGTCAAACGACTGTTGCGGTTCTACAGCTGCGGCGTTGAAATTAAGTGAGGCCATGATTATTTTCCTTTGGTTTGGTTGGGTGCTGCGGTTGTCATTGCATCTGCTAGGGCCGACCAATCAAGCGGCAGGCTGTCCGGCAGGCTGTAACGATTCTTTGCGAGATAAGCGGGTTTCTCGGACGTGTAGAGCAGGCGCTCGCCGGTCGAGATCCCGCGGCTTACTTTGTTGTTAAAGCCCACATCTGACGATTTGACGATCGTCTTGTAATTGGCAAATCCCACTACATCGCACCATTCCTGCACCAGTGCGCTGCTGCGGGCTTGCAGTTTGGGTTGATAACGCTCGTAAGGCTCAACCTCGGGGCTGTCAAACCGCTTGATCTCGCAGTGCGCCAGCAGGATGCTGGCCATGCCTTTGACACGCAGGGCGGTCAGATCGTCTAACACTTTGCGCCAGAGATCCGCAGCGATCACGGCGCCTTTGCCGTAAGCCAGATCTTTTGCATCATACTGGCCGTTGATCTGTTCCCAAATCAGGTTGTCGAGCCAATCCAAGCTGTCGATGACAACCGTCTGGAAATCGTGCTCGCCTTGCAGAGCTTTTAAGGATTCCTGAACATCTGAGAACTTGGTCGCCAGCGGGAAATGATCCGCTTCAAGGCGCCCCAATCCATCCTCAGTCAAGATAAAGATCGGGTTCGGTGCGCTGGCGCCAAAGGTCGTCTTGCCCAGCCCATGCGGGCCGTAGACCATGATGCGGGGCGGCTGGATGCTGGTATTGCGGGATATTGCCTGTAAATTTATAGCCATGATTCCTCCGTTTATTCCAGTGAGAAAAGTAAAACAACGAAAAGCCACAGTGATGCAAACATTGCTAAACCGAGTAAACAATCAAGAATAATCTGTTTCATATCTGTCCCCGATCGTCGGCCATTTCCTGCGCCAATTCTTCGACGCAATCCGAATCAGAAAGATGCTGCTTGAGCATGGCCTGCACCTTGTCGTAAAGGCGCTCGATGCGGTGTCCTAATGCCTGATTGTTTTTCCCGAGGGCAGCGACTACCAGCTCATAGGCAAAACTCGAATCTAATTCTTCGGTGATGAATTCATACAGATCGACTTCAGTGCGGCCGATCTGCGGGAATTTGCCGGTGTCGAGCACTTCCTCGACTATCGAGTCGAGTGCGTCTGCGCGGTCATTGTCTGACACTTTGCAGGCTTGCCGGTTGAAGGGGAAGCAACGCTTGCAGTCGTCGGCACCGCAGAGGCAGGGTTCTGGTGACATGTAAATCCTTTCGGTTGGTCGGTTGGGTGCGCCCCCGAAGGGGCGGCGGTTTTTAATTGTTTGGAAACTCTGCTTCGGTGCGTGCGCCATGTGGGGTCAACCACAAAACGCGGCGCGTTCCGTTGTTCCATTTGGTCATCAATCCGCTTGCGCCGCGTTTACCTTTCAAGCCAAGCTGTTCAACGATTCCTGTTTTAGCCAAGAACGGCGTAACGGGGAATGTGCCGATGACTTCGTATTTACGGTTGTTGAAGGTTACGATTTGCATTTTGTTTCCTTTCGGTTGGTCGGTCGGTTGGTTTCTTCTGTTGCGTTACTGCATGGCTCACAATATAATCGGGCAGAAACAGGTTGTCAACAACTTTCTGCAACTATTTTATAGGGGTTCAAATTCGATGCGAACAAGCGATGCGGT